ACCGCCTCCAGTAGCAGTAGCAACAGATGCAGACATTACATTGTCTGGACTGCCAATGATTGACGGATACCAAGTAGTAGCTGGCGATAGGGTGTTAGTTAAAGCACAAAATACAGCAAGTCAAAACGGCGTGTATGTAGCCGCAGTTGGCCCATGGGCACGTAGCATTGATTTGAATTCGTCTGCCGAAATGCAAACCGGTGTTTATATGCCTATTCTATACGGTAACACTTTTGCCGCATATAGCTTTGTATTAACAACACCTGCTCCGATTACATTGGATGTTACTCCGCTTACATTTGGCGTATTCTTGAGTGCCCCACAAGTTAGTGCAGGCGATGGCTTGTATAAAACATATAGTCGTTTAGATATCGGTACAGCAAGTCCAAGCCGTATTGTAGTCAACGCAGACAACATCGACTTGGCGACAACAGGTGTAACTGCTGGTACATATAATACGGTAGCTGTTGATGCCTACGGTAGAGTTACTACTGGGTTGAATACCGCGTACCTGACAGGCAACCAATCTATTACATTGAGTGGTGATATCAATGGCAGCGGAGCAACAAGTATTTCTACATCATTAAGCATTACTGGTGTTACCGCAGGAACATACGGATCTGGATCACTTATCCCGTCGTTTACTGTTGATGCTAAAGGTCGTATCACTAACGTTACAACCAATGCAGTAGTTAACGCAGTTACTAGCGTGGCAGGTAAAACTGGCGCTGTAACATTGACTAACACCGATGTTGGCCTAGGCAACGTTGTAAACAGCTTACAAGTCATCAATGCAGGTAACACACCAAGCATTGCACAAGGTATTGCAAGTACTCGTCCATTGTTTGGTACTGCTGGTCGTATTTGGATCAGTACAGATACACGTAGCATCTACCGCGATTCTGGTACAGGCTGGGAACTACAAACGCCAGCAATAACTGGTGACATTGCAATCAGTGCCGGCGGCACAACAGCTACACTGGCAACAGTTAACAGCAACGTAGGTACATTCAATACCGTTACAGTTAATGCAAAGGGTTTGGTAACAAGTGCAAGTAACACATCTTACATTACAGGTAACCAAACAATTACTGTAAGTGGCGATGCTACTGGTTCTGGTACCACAAGTATTGCACTTACTTTATCGGATGTAAACGCTACAATAGGACAGTTTGGTACAACTACCGCAGTTCCACAACTAACAGTTAACAGCAAAGGCCAAGTAACACAAGTCGGTAACCTAAGTATTGTTTATCCGGTTTCTAGTGTAGCTGGCAAAACTGGCGCAGTTACATTAGCCAAAGCCGATGTAGGCCTGGGCAACGTTGCAAATAGTCTACAAGTAATTAACGCAGGTAATGCAGTAAGCGTACAAGTTGATACTACTGTAAACCGCCCTGCCGCGGGTACTGTAGGACGCTTGTACATTGATACCACAGTAAACACATTGTATCGTGATACTGGCGCTACATGGCAACTAATTCAGCCTGCTATTAGTGGCGATATTACAATTAACGCAGGTTCAAACACAGCTACATTGTCTACTAGCGGTGTAAGTGCAGGAACATATAATACTGTTACGGTGGATACAAAAGGCCGCGTAACAGCAGGTTCAAACACCGCATACCTAACTGGTAACCAAACAATTAGTATCAGTGGCGATGTGTCGGGCTCCGGTAGTACAAGTATTACTGCTACTTTGTCAAATACTGGCGTTACTGCTGGCACATACAATACTGTTACAGTAGATGCTAAAGGTCGAGTAATTAGTGGTAGTACAACATCATTTGCTGAAACAGATACATTGGCAACAGTGACTGGCCGCGGAGCAACAACTGCAACTGCCGTTACATTCTTAAATGCTACAGCAAGCACTAGCACAACAACTGGTGCAGTAGTAGTAACAGGCGGTGTTGGTATTGGCGGCAACTTACAAGTTGGTGGAACTATTACTGGTAACGGATCTGGATTGACCAGCATAAATGCAACCACAGTTGCAGTTAGCGATTATAGTACCAACACTACGCTATATCCAACGTGGGTTACATCAACAGGTTCTGGTAGTAAGACAATTGGTGTTGCTAGCTCGGCAGTATCTTTCAACTCGAATACTTCTAGCTTTGTAGTTAACAACGCAGTAACTATCACAGCTAGTGCAGTAACCACAGTAGTGCCTGCAACATTTACAGACGCTACAAACTCTACTAGTGCAAGCACAGGTAGTGTAATAGTAAGTGGCGGCGTAGGTATTGCTAAAGATTTATATGTCGGTGGTAACTTAACTGTAGCCGGAACAACTACAACAATCAATACTGCAACACTAAGCGTAGCAGACAACATTGTTACATTGAACAGTGACTATACCAGCGGTACTCCAACTGAGAACGCAGGTATCGAAGTTCGTCGTGGTGCACAAGCCACAACAGCATTACGTTGGTTAGAAAACGGCACAAGTGGTAAATGGCAAATCACTAACGATGGTACAAACTATTACGATATCCGTTTTGGTTCTGCAACGATCAGCTTGAGTACAGAAACATCTGGAAATTATGTAGCCACTGTGGCCGCAGGCACAGGTATTACTATCAGCGGTAGCGGCACTAACAATGCCGCAGTAACAGTAACTAACGCAGGTGTAACCAGCAACGTGGCCGGTACAGGTATTAGCGTAAGCGGCGCAACTGGCGCAGTTACTATTACTAATACAGGTGTAACAAGTATTACTGGTACAAGTCCAATTACAGCCAGTGCAAGCACAGGCGGTGTAACACTAAGCCATGCTAATAGCGGCGTAACCAGTGGTACATATGGAGCAGGCAATGCTATTCCAGTTATTGCAGTTAACGCATCTGGACACATTACAAGCCTAAGCACAACTACAGTAAGCGCACTACAAACGGTTCAAGCAGTTGACAGTGATAGCGGATTCACTTGGAGCGCAACTGGTACAAGTGCAGTTGGAACTAACCTACGTGTAGTAAGTGGCTCTGGTGTAGACGTGGACGTTGATACTGCTAACGTAGCGATACGTGTAACTAACACAGATAAAGGTTCGTCACAAAGTATCTTTAAGAACATTGCAGACAGCGCAGGCACTACACAATTTAGTGCCGGCTCAAACAGCGATAGCTTACGCTTTGCTGGATCTGGTATTGCTAGTGTGAGTTTCAACAGTTCTACTAAAACTGTAACAGTAACAGCAACTGAAGCAGATACATTGAGTAGCGTAACCGGCCGTGGCAGTAGTACGGCTAGTGCAATCAGTATTACTAACTCAACTGCTAGCTCAAGCACAGCGTCTGGAGCATTAGTTGTAAGTGGTGGTATTGGTGCCGGCTACAGTTGGTTTGCAGGCTTACAAACTACAGCCAAAATTACACCACGTATGACAGGTGTAACGCTGGCATCGGGCAACAGCAGTCAGTTAGAAATTAACAACGCAGGTAGCGGCGCATGTAATATCAGCTTCCATAGAGAAGGGGTATACGGCGCCCACTTTGGCCTGGATACAGATAACTGGTTTAGCACATACGGATGGAGTGCTGGTACAGGCTATACAGCAATGCGCCATGGTGCATTAGACTGTCGCGGCGACATTACTGCAACAGGTGAAGTTACAGCTTATTCGGATGCTAGACTAAAAGAGAATGTCCAGTTAATTCCGGATGCGTTGAACAAAGTATTGCAACTACGTGGTGTAACATTTACACGTATTGATACTAAACAACACGGCACTGGTGTTATTGCTCAGGAAGTACAAAAGGTATTACCAGAAGCAGTTAAGGCAGGTCATGAAGATGACATCTTAACTGTTAACTACGGAAGCATGGTAGGTCTATTGATTGAAAGTATCAAGGACCTAAAAGCAGAACTAGATGCAGTAAAAGCAGAATTGGCTGAACTACGCGGCAAGTGAACGGCAAGCAACAAACTTGCCTTTCCAACGTTTTAATTTAGACATCCAGTATAGTGCGGCGGCTTCATATTCGTCGTACTGTGCATAATGCTGACAGCGTTCGAAATCTAAGTCGCAGGCTCTAATTAGCCCTTCTCTAAATTCATGATCATAAATTAATTGTTTTGACACAGCGGTTGTGTGTTCTACATTGAAACAATGTGCAACTTCGAAGTACCAACGTTGCACATAACTGACGTTGTCTTGATAAAGACGATTGAGATACGGATTGAAAAATTGTTTAGACCAACAATGCAGTAAGTCTATACTTTTGAACTCTACTAACTTATACTGCGGCTGCGCGGGCGGTGTAATAGGAAATGGTATTACTTTCGCTGTCATAATCTTTTGTTCTTATATGTTTGATCATTGCATCAAGTTTGTTTCGGAAACTTTTACTAAGCAAAAGACTCTTAGCACCTTGATGTAATGGTTTAGGCCAATGGCCTAAATTAATCCAGCAGTAACCTGCGCTTTCGTGATTAATGTTAGGGATGAATTCGTCTTGGACGACACAACAAAAACTATCATACACAAAGCCGCCGTCTCTGCTTTGGTATTGATGTAATGGATAGACTTTTACTAGCTCTGGAACAAAGCCAATCTCTTCTTGAATCTCACGCATTAAAGTTTGTACAGGACGTTCATTGTTTTCACGTTTGCCGCCCCACAAGCTCCATGTCAATGGAAAGCTACATTCTGTACTACGCAACTGCATTAACACTCTGTTGGTGTTTATACTATAAAATATTGCCCCAGTTGCGCTAACAGTTTTCACAGATAAAGTCTCCAATAACCTTCTTTGTACATGCCTTGGTAAACGTCAATCCATTCTCCGTCTACCCACTTGTATTTTAACATTGTGTTAGCATTAGTAACAATATTTAGTTCCTGTTCGCTTGCACTATTAAATGCGATGTACCAGTTAGATCCATCGAATTGTATAATGTCATTTGCCTTGGCACCTACATTGTTCCACTCATGAATGTCAGGAGTCTCTGCAATTAGTAAGTAGCGTTGACCTATTGCGGCATGTGGTAAGTTACCTTGCCCTGGAGCATTTTTAGCAGGATCAATGATACCGTTGACCATGTTTAATGTATCAGCCGGCAATGTGTTGCGGTCAATAGTAAAGTGTAGCCTATTAGGATCGTCGTCATAGACAATAGTACCAATGATGTCATCGTCTTTGAATCCAGGATTAACAGCTTCACTAGGACGTAAACGTAGTTGACTTACACCGGGACGTAATTCGCCGTAAGGTTTGATTTCATTTAACCAATCTGCACCCACGTTTTGTCCTACACTATTAAGCAAGTAAACCTTATCGCCTTCTACATCGATCTTGTAGTTTTCAAATGTGAGAACTAGATAAGACTTTGTAGTCGGTTCATCGGTTGTAAATGTTTCTGGGAAAGTATCTAAGTCAAAGCTACTTGTGGCAGTTTGAATACTACCGATAATATTGTAGATAAGAACTTGACGCTTGACTTTAGCAGGAGGGTTGATCCAAATTGGCATTAGGAATGTAACTGTAGCAAAGTCTAGTTGTTCGTCGGAACCAACAGGCAAACTACGATTACTCCACTGTACGTTAGTCATTTCAACGTAAGTAAGAGCACTCCAGTCGAATACGTTGCCGCTACTGCGAATGTTAACGCCTGGGTTAAATGCCACTGCTAGTTGTTCTAGGATCTGCATCTTTTGATCAGTGTTGCTGGTACAAATGTCACAGACAACTTCCAAATCATATGGCACAGGCATGTAGCGTTCAACTGTATAAGTATCACCAGTTGTGCTTTCATATACGCCTAAGTCTTTGTTATAGCGTTTTTCATATACTTGGACTTTGTCTTGATATGTAGGATTGTTTCTACGTGCGGCATTCATATTAAATGCTTGAATATGTACACTAATCATTGGTACGGTATTCAGTGCGTTTTCACTATTGTTAGAAAGAATGTGTGCCACCATACGACTTGTATCGCCGTAACGGATAGGCACACGTTGGAAAATTTCTGTGCCGTCTTTGTCTACACCCATGCGAACACTAAGGCCCGCGAACAAGCGCATAAATTGTTCCAAGTATCTCTTAACTTGTTGGTCATAAAAGAATTGTTGCATTAGTTGTCTGCCTTAGGTTTTCTGTTAGTAACAATTTTGCTAAGAGCTTGACGTTCATCAAATTCACGCTTACCAATTGCAGTAACGTTTTCATTATTAATGAATCCACCTGCATTAATTGTTTTGCTAGTCCATGTGCTAGTATCTACATTATCGTACATTCTGTGCCAACGCTTACCTCTGTATTGGAATAAGCGATGCGGCTTGAAGTCGTTGCGAATATACAAGTCACCTTGATTAGGATCCATTGGGAACGAGTCACCAATTGGCACAGGTTGTCCTGGCTCCCAGCCCGGAGTTTCATCTGCAAAGTTAACCAAGTGCTGAGTCAATGGTGTAACAGTTGGACTATTAGATTCTGCTTCTGCAACAATAGCATCAGTGATATCTAATAGAGTGTTCAGTGTACTTTGTTGTGCGCTGATACTATTTGGATCGTTAGGATCGCCAAGGATACCTTTGAACTCTTGACTATCTGTTAACGGAACGCATTTGACACGCCAAATGTGCGGCCACCAAGTTGGGCTATAGCCTTCTTGTCCTTTGCTAGCATCTTGTACAACATAAAATTTACGTACAGGTGCTTTAGTTGTATCTAATGCAGTATCGTCAATTTGGTGTGGTAACTCTAATACGTCGCCAGCCATTAGTTTTCTACCCATACGGGCAATCATATCGTTAATGTGGAACGTGATAAAAATTGTATCTGTTTGTAGGAACAAGCCGAACTGGCTTAAATCGAAATCAGCATCGCTTACTTGATAAACACCACGTAGTTCGTAGATGTCTGTTTCATACTTGCGATCCCTGTTTTCCATGAAAACAACGTCCTGAATCGTTACTTCAGGAACATCTTTGTTTTTAACTTTTTGATCGCTAACATCTGGACCTAGGTACTTGTGTACATAGACGCCGGTACCGCCAATCTCAAACTGGTTCTTTACAGCACTATCAATAAAATAATAGTCCTTACTTTTATGGTTTCTCCAAAGCGATAAACGTGCCATTTCGTATCCTAATAGCAATATTTACCTAATTTGACATTAAAGAAAGTTGGTGTTATAATATTGGAATGGAAATATACAGTAGCTTAGATTGGCCGGACGTTAGCTATAACCTACGCAAAATTGGTATGCGCTCTGTCAAGCAAGTAAAACATCTAAGCGACATTCTATCCAATATTAGTAGCCAAGTAAAACAGTTGGGTAATATGGAAGTAGATTTTAGGCGTACAAAACGCCCGCCCACTGTACAATACAAAGAGCTACTAGCCAAAATAAACGAAAGTATTACAGAATTGGAAATGCTACTCATGGTGTCTGCCCTTGCTAAGTAGGTTGACAAAGTATTCAATTGGATATATAATACTACTTTTACTGGAGATTTAAATGGCAACTCGTCGCCCCGCAGACCCAAACGCTAAGACCTTTCCCAAGCAAATCCATGCCCGAGCAGGTGATGGCAAGTTTACAGGCGATGAACCCATTTGGCACGAAATGCCTGAGAATCGCAAAATGGCCCTTATGCGAACTCTCAACTGGTATAACTATAACTGTGACAGCAAGCAGGCTGTAGAATTTGTGTACCAGCTCCTAAGCCAATACCCAAAACGTAAAAAGATGGCAGATGCAGTTAAAGCATCGGGTGACATTCCCAGCACCTACGGCTGGTTGGCACGTATGATTCGTATGGGCTGGAAGCCAACTTACTCTGAAGTTAAGCGTCTAATTAATGTAATTAATTCTGCCACACCCGCAGTAGTTAAAAAAGTAGAAAAGAAAGACGAAGTAGAAGTATACAAGCCTAATATTCAAGACCGTTTGCGCGAAATGATGCACGAGTGCGCCGGCGATATTGAAGGCGGCATCGACGACTTTATTGTTGGCGGTTGCAAAGAAGACAAAATCAGTGCATTTACTATTCTCAAGCAACACAATCTGCCACAAGTTCAAGCAAGCAAAATGATTGCTATGTTTACTCCACGCATTGCAGAAGTAACAGAAGCACTGGAAGGCAAAGATGCACAGCTAAAAGAAGGCTATGCGTTCTTGAGTAAAGTTCAAATGAAAGCCCTTATTAAGGCTTATGGACTTATTGTCAAGGATCTTGAAAGTTACGTTAACACTAAAAAGGTTGCACGTAAGCCGCGCCTGGCCAAGCCCAAGAGCGTGGAAAAGATCACAGCCAAAGTTAAATTCAAGAAGGAAGATACAGCCCTTAAAGTTGTTTCCGCCCAGCCAACTCAAATTGTCGGGGCTAGCGAAGTGTGGGTGTTCAATACTAAAACCCGTAAGCTAGGTTGCTATGTTGCAGACAGCCAACTAGGCCCATTGGGTATTAAAGGCACTAGCATTACAGGCTTTGATGCAGTTGCCAGCGTACAGAAAACTATGCGTAAGCCCGCAGAGCAGGTTAAAGAGTTCATGGGCATGACTAAAGCCGGCGCTAAAAAGTGGCTGAAAGGTGTACGTAGTGTTGATACTAAACTCAACGGACGCCTTAGCGAAGATATCCTAATTCTTCGAGCGTTCAAATAAACTCTCCTAGAGCCATAAATAGTCGATAAGGACGATTTTATGGCTCAAAGAGATAAAATTATTGACGAACTAGAACGCCGTTTAGGCGGTAGCATGGTTGATGTTGAACTGGACCGCGAGGATTATGACCTGTGCATAAACAAAGCATTACAGAAATATCGCCAGCGTAGTAGCAGAAGCGTTGAAGAAGCGTTTATTGTTCTAGACATCGAAGAAGGCAAAAACGAATACATTCTTCCCAACGAAGTTATGGAAGTAAGGGTTGTATATCGCAGAGTTGCCGGCGGTATTGCCACAGCAGGACAAGATATTGAGCCATTCGAAGCAGGCTTTTTAAACACGTATTTGCTTAACAGCGCACGTCAAGGCGGCTTGTTAACATTTGAATTGTACAGCCAATATCGTGAACTAGTGGGACGTATGTTTGGTGCCCACATGATTTTCAACTGGTATCCACAGCGCCATACACTATTGTTACATCGTAACATTAGAGCCGCAGACAGCGTTATCTTGCACGTTTACATGCACCGCCCAGAAGAGTTCTTGTTAGATGATCCATACGGCGGCCCGTGGTTGCGTGACTATGCACTTGCACAATGTAAAATGATGCTAGGCCAAGCACGTAGTAAGTTTAGCCAAGTAGCTGGCCCAGGCGGTGGTACCACACTTAACGGCGATGCACTAAAAACAGAAGCACAAGCTGAAATTGAAAAGCTAGAAACCGAACTAACACAGTACATCGAAGGCGGCACACCATATACGTTTGTTATTGGTTAAACTGCATTTGAAATAATCTGACCCCAGTGCTAAAATATATTACACACTGGGGCTTTTTTATGATTATAGGAATTTGCGGTTTTATTGGTAGCGGTAAAGATACAATAGCAGACTATCTAGTAAACACACATGAGTTTAGACGTGAGAGTTTTGCCAACACTCTTAAAGATGCAGTTAGTTCTGTATTTGGCTGGGACCGAACAATGTTGGAAGGCCGCACTAAAGAAGCCCGCGAATGGCGAGAACAGCAAGATGAGTGGTGGACACAGCGATTAGGCATGCCTATTACACCTCGTTATATCCTACAGCAATGGGGCACAGAAGTATGCCGCAGAGGATTCCATGATGACATCTGGATTGCTAGCTTAGAAAACAAATTGCGTACCAGCAAAGACCATGTTGTTATCAGCGATTGTCGTTTTCCTAATGAAATCAAAGCAATTAAAAATGCCGGAGGCATGGTTGTTAGGGTAAAACGCGGGGAAGAGCCCGAATGGTATGATGCCGCAGTCAGTGCTAATGCAGGCGAGTACGGCAATATGACGTGGTCTATCAGTAAAAATAAGCTAGAACGCTTAAATATACACGCCAGCGAAACTGCATGGGTAGGAACAAATTTCGACTTTGTTTTATACAATAATTCTAGCATTGACGACTTGTACTCACAGGTAGAAGTAGTGCTAGATGCGATGCACGCCTAATCTTAAAAAATACAACTTCAGCTAAATAACCCGGTTTTCCGCTAAGTATCGATAAATATTTGGACATCCAAATGTTTGGACATATTTAGAGGAAGACATCATGGCAACATTAGTTTCTCCAGGCGTAGCGGTAAGTGTTATTGACGAAAGTGCGTATGCAAGCGCAGGTCAAGGCACAGTACCACTTATTATCCTGGCAACAGCAGAAAATAAGACAGTACCTGGCGGAACAGGTCTAGCACCAAAGACTCTTAAGTCTGCAGCCGCTCAGCCAGTACTATTAACAAGCCAACGTGAATTAGCACAACTATTCGGAGCTCCAGAGTTTAAGAGCTTGAATGGCACACCGCTACACGGAAGCGAACTAAACGAATACGGTTTATTAACAGCATACAGCTACTTAGGTCTAGCTAATCGTGCTTATGTTCTACGTGCAGACGTTGACGTAGCACAACTAGAAGCAACAGCAATTGAACCAGCTGGTTTACCAGCCAACGGTACATACTGGTTAGATACTGCTGATACAGTTTGGGGTGTATTTGAAGCTGTAGACGGCAAGTGGGTAGCAAAAGACGTTACTGTTATTACTACAGAAACAACAAACAATGGTTTCCCATTGAGCAACGTCGGTGCTAACGGCGACTATGCAGTTGTAGTAAGCACAACAGCTAACAACTACTTCAAGAAGATTAACGGACAATGGTATGACGTTAACAGTGGTTCGTTGACAACAGCTATCGGTTACTACACAACAGTAACAGTAGCACCACACTACCAAGTTCCTAACGCGGCAAACGCAGGTGACGTATGGTTTAAAACAACAACACCTAACAAAGGCTTTGCTCCAGCAGTTAAGCGTTACAGTAGCACAACTGGTCAATTCGCCAGCATCCCAGTTAGCGTATATGCCAACGACTCCGAAGCTGAAACAGCATTTGGTGGTGGCCTAGTAACAGGTAGCATCTATGCTCAATCTACAGCAGGTAATGCACAGTTTGAATTGCGTCGTTACAGCGCAGGTGTATGGGACACATTAGTATACGAAGCTAAAGCTACAGAGCCAACTGGCCCGACAGCTAACGGTACACTATGGTACAACACTGAACTACAAGCAGACATTTACGTTAAGTCTAACGGAATGTGGAGAAGCGTAGTTCAAAACGGTAACGAAGTTACAATCGATACAGCTGAGCCAGAAAATGCTCAAGTAAATGACGTATGGGTTGACACTAACGACCTAGAAAACTATCCACAAATTAAAGTGTATGATGGTAGCGCATGGCAATTGCGTAACAATGCTGACCAAACTACTCCTGAAGGTGTAGTGTTTGCTGACTTAACTGGAACAGCAGCCGACGAATCAAACAACGGTTACGGCGCAACTCCATACAGCGAAGAAAATACACCTGACCCATTAACACATCCAGATGGAATGTTGCTATGGAACAGCATGGTATCTACTTACAACGTTAAGCAATATGATGCAGTTAGCGGTCAATGGCACACAATCAGTGGCAATATCAGTGCAGGTCCAAATGCAGGTGCACCATATATGGGTCGTAAAGCACAGCGTCAAGTTATTGTACGTGCTATGCAAAAGGCAGTTACTGAGAACCAACAAATCCGCGAAGAAACAATGGCATTTACATTGATTGCGGCTCCTGGCTATCCTGAACTAACTGATGAAATGTTAACCCTAAACGTTGACCGTAAGGAAACAGCGTTTGTTATCGTTGACAGTCCGTTGCGTTTAGCTCCAGATGCACAAGGTTGGGTTGAATGGGTTACTGGCGTTAACGCTGGTACAAACGGCGAAGATGGTTTAGTAACTAAGTCTAGCGAAGCCGCTGTATACTACCCAAGCGTATTGACTACAGACTTGAATGGCTATGACGTAGTCGCTCCAGCTAGCTATGCAGTATTGCGTACCTATGCTTACAACGACAGCATCAGCTACCCATGGTTTGCCCCAGCTGGTTTAACACGTGGTGTTGTAACTAACTGTTCTAACTTTGGTTACGTAAACGGCGAAGGCGAATTTATGCCATTGCACTTGAACAACGGACAACGTGATACATTGTACGCTAACAAGATGAACCCATTGGTTAATTTCCCTGGCACAGGACTAGTTGTATTCGGTCAGAAGACACTAAGCCCAATTGCTAGCGCACTTGACCGTGTAAACGTGGCTCGCTTGATTGCATACTTGCGTGAACGCTTTGATCCGCTAGCTCGTCCGTTCATCTTTGAACCTAACGACACAGCTACAAGAGCAAACGTTAAAACATTGTTTGATGGTTTCTTAGGAGACATCATGCAGAAACGTGGTATCTATGACTTCTTAGTAGTTTGCGATACAACAAATAACACACCATCACGTATTGATGCTAACGAACTATGGATTGATATTGCAATCGAGCCTACCAAGGCCGCTGAATTTATCTATATCCCAGTACGTATCGTTAATACAGGGGCTTTACAATAAAAATAATAACCCGTGGGATGGGAAGCGCCTAGCAATAGGCATTAAAAGCCAGGAGAAATCCTGGCTTTTTCTATATGTACTTAATTTTCTGCCGGCTTTTTGGCTAAATAGATGTATGTCCGTAAAGGAGTTATTATAACATGGCACAATTATCAAAATTCGGAGTCCCAGGTGGCGATACACCTCTCCTAATGCCTAAACTAAAATACAGATTCCGCGTAGTCTTTATTGGTGCAGGTAATGGCTTAATGCCAGGAGCAAATACATTTACAAGTCAAATCGTAAGTGTAGGCCGTCCACAGCTACAACACCAAGCAGTTGAACTAGACGTTTACAACAGTAAAATCTATGTTGCAGGTAAGCACAGCTGGAGCCCAATTAGCATTACAGTTCGTGATGACGTAAGCAACAGCGTAACAAGTTTGATCTCTGCACAATTAGGTCGCCAGATGGATCACGCTAACCAAAGCGGTCCATTAGCAGGCGCGAACTATAAGTTCGGTATGTTAATTCAAACTCTTGATGGCAGTCAAGACGATGTTACAGGCGTTATTGATACATGGAGCTTGAACGGTTGCTTCTTGCAAGACGTTCAATTCGGCGACATGGATTACAGCGCAAGTGACGCAGTTACAATTCAGATGACTGTTCAGTACGATGCGGCAGATTACCAGATTGGCAACGCAGTTGTTCCAAACCTACCAGGCCAGTTAGGCGAACTAGGTTTAGGCCCATCACTACGTACAACAGGTTCGTCTGCAACAAATGGCTGATTTTGAGCTTAAACAAGATCCTCACTACGCATTCGGCTACTATATTCCGGGGAATAACCAACCCCCGGAATCTCGTGAAAAAGACCTTAGTACTACTAACTGGGTTAAATTCGGTAGGATCCCAAGACTTAAACACAACTGGACTGTTGGCTTTGAGCTAAGTCCAGGTGCTACTGAACTGTTGGCTACTAAAATTGGCTCTGACAAAGTAACAGAACTATTAAGCGAACTTACTCTAAGAGCACAAAGCGTAGACTTGCCAACATGGAACGTAAGCACACAAAGTTTAAATCAATACAATAAGCATAGACTAGTCCACACTAAAGTAGAGTGGCAACAAGTTCAAGTTAAATTCTTTGATACCATCGACAATGCGTTTCAAGCATTGCTAATGGCCTACATGGAATATTATTTCCCTAACAACTTTAATGATACCGGCTTTAATGCCATGCAACCTGACCAACTAAGTTTGGACTTTAAAGGCGAGTATGGTTATGCCAGTGTTGACGATGCAAATAATAACTTCTTTATCACTATGGTTGTTAATAGGGAGTACGGCGGTTGGATTGATCAAACGTTATTAATCAATCCTAAGATTACAGCAGTACAGCACGATACATTAGACTACACTGACGCTGGTAGTCCTGTTACATGGACTATTACAATTCAGTATGAAAGTGTAGTATTCCGTCCAACAACAATGCACGAAGACCAAGCACAGTATGCAGGTTCAAATAGTGCGGCCAACGAAGATGGTGGCAATAGCCCTGACGCAGGTAGTGATGAGCTAGCAGGTTTCCCGCCAGAAGAAGCGTGGACACAAGAACAAGAAGCCGGCATGATGGAACAAGAGCCTGGCTGGACCACAGGCGCATCGGGTGACGCTATTACGGGCCCTGGCAATAAACCTCCTGCTAACTTGGCTGAGCAGATTGGCGACAAATTAAGTAACTTAAAGAATAACATTGTTAGCGCAGGCAGTAGTGCAATTGAAAAGCTAGGCGGCGGCAACATTGGTGTCGGTAAAGCCATTAACCCTACAACAATCTCTGCGGCACTAAGTGTTGCATCAATGGTCAAACAGCAAGGCGTTGGCGGCTTATTAAAGAACCCAATTGCGGCCGCAGGTGTTGCAGTTACATTAGCCAAACAATTACCTCCAATTGGAGGCCTGGGTGGCGGCAAAGCATTTGGCAGTGAAACATCTGATTCTAAGATTAATGCACAAGCTAGTCAGTATGAGCAAGCAACGCTAGACAAGGCCGCGGCCAATGGAGTAGACGTTGGCTCAATAACTAACTTAGCAAACATGAGCGCATTACAAAAGTTTATAAGATTGGGATAACATGGTAGCTACTACAATTACAGGTGATAGCCCTTTAAACTATGCTATCAATCAACAGACTTACGATATCGTAACAGCTAACTTAGAGCGTAAAGGTATTACTCCTAACATCGCTCGAGTGCTTGCGTATGAGATTCTTCTTATCGCAAATATTACACAGCAACCCTACAATACAATTCTTGCTAAAATTTCAGCTAACGGGTTAAACATAGACCAACAATTAATTGACCAGTTAAATTTATTACGTGGAGCCGGCAACAAATTAGGAGTCGAGAACTTAGCGAAGACTAATAAGTTTATATCTCGTGCAATAGTTTAATGGCGGCAAATTACAGACAGGGTAGATATACAGTTCAAAACCCAGACAAGTATATCGGTAACAGTACACCAAAATATCGTAGCGGTTGGGAATTAACGTTTATGCGTTTCTGCGACAACCATCCGGGTATTATCAATTGGGCCAGCGAAAGTCTACGTATTCCCTATATCAATCCTTTTACTGGCAAGCAAACATTCTACGTCCCTGATTTTGTTATCATGTATCAAAATCCGCAAGGACAAAAAACAACAGAAGTAATCGAAATTAAACCGCGTGGCCAAGCTAGATTAGAAGAAGCACGTAGTCAGCAACAAAAGGCGGCAGTGGTATTAAATATGGCTAAGTGGGAAGCCTGCAAAGCATGGTGCCGCAAACACGGTGCAGTTTTCAGGGTAGTCACAGAGGAAGACATTTACAACAGAATGGGACAGAAGAAAAAATGACACGTAAGCTAGAAGAACTATTTGGCTTAGAGCCACACGATGCAACTATTAACACGCAGGATCCAGACTGGGACCTAGCTAAACAAGATGCTGATGTTGAAGAAGAACTGCCTAGTACAGAAGTTGCCCCAGAACAACTTAAAGCTACATTAGACTTGGCTGAGAAAATTGAGCGAGCATTGCCGCAGGTTAAAGACGTAGATAGTACAGATGCAGACTTAGACGAGTATGCCAAGAAAGCCATGGAAACCTACGACCGTTTGGTAGATTTGGGTATGAACGTAGATGACCGTAACGCAGGCATGATATTTGATGTTGCTAGCAAAATGATGTCTAATGCTATTTCTGCTAAGAACAGCAAGCTAGATGCTAAGTTGCGTAGAATCGAACTGCAACTAAAAGCCAGCAAGCTACAGTTAGACAAAGACAAGTTCCAAAGCGGTAAAGCACCCGAAGGCACCGGTGCAGTAGTAGAAGGCGAAGGCTACATTGTTACGGATCGTAACGCACTTCTTCAAGGCATTGTTAATAAAATTAAAAACGATAAATAACATATCGGAGATTATGCAATGAAGACCCTATTCGAATACATTGAAGCTAACCAAAAGGACCACAAAATCCGCATCAAATTGGCGTTTGAACCTAGTAAAGACCAAATGGCAACACTAGAACGTCACCTTAAAAAATATGATGTTAAAGATGTTAGCAACGTAGCACGTTTGATGCTACAAAGCCAACCAACAGATTTCCCTGATTACAAGGGCTACGAAATTTACTTGATTGATGCAGTTACAGCACTTCCAGTAAGCTACGAAACTGTCAAGCAAGAACTATGCGACTTGCTATGCGTTGATCCCAGCTTAGTTAAGGTACGCAACCCAGATGCCCCACGTGAAGATGAAGTGGATCAACAAGAAGAAACTGAAGAAGAATACATTGCACGTTTAACAGACGAAGAATATTCTGAAGTCGAACAAACAAAAACAAAGCCTGCATTTGGTGACGAATTCAATGCAAGCTTCTTAAAGGACTTAGCTGGACAAAAGCGCAAGCAAGAGTTTGCTAAAAAGTCTGAAGTTAAACCTTCTAAGCCTCTAAAGCAAGAGAAATCATTAAGTCCAATCAGCGGTAGAAATACCATCCCTGACCCAATGAAACTAGGAAGATAATATGGCATTTAAAGACAACAAAACAGTAGGCGAAGAAGTAACTAGCATCTTACGCAACGCTAAAGTAAAGATCAATGAGTCTGCTCTTAAAGAGTGCGGCATGGACTTTCAAGCTCCTTTACAGCAACAACAAGAAGATCGTTATAACTTAACAATCACAACTAACGACAAGACTGTTACAGTTAGCACAACTAACCCAGAAGACATCATTCACATGATGAAGCTAGGTGGCGTTGAAGTTGGCAGTCACAGCATTGAACCAGCAACAGATATTGGCTACGGTTCGGGTGCATTAACAGGCCTAGGTCTTCCGGGCATGGCCGGTGAGCCAGCACAAGAAGAACCAGTTGGTGTTGAAGTACTAGGTACCATTGGCGGCGACGAAGAAGGTTCAGAACACGAAGAACACGAAACCGGTGAAGAGGAAGAAGCTGAACACGGTGGCGAAGAAGAAGACGAAGACGAGGATGATGAAGTTGAAGAGTCTGGCGATTGGGGTAACACTCCAGCTGGATCAGACGGACAAGCTCGTAGCCATGGTGACATTGCTGACCAAAGCGCCGCGGGTACAGGCGAAGGCAATAAGAACTACGGACAAAACAAAGCTCCAGGTCAAGGAGACAATCCATTGGCCTTTGAATCAATGATGGAAAGCTATAAGAAATTTAAAACTAACGAAGGCATCGGCGATGTTGCTAAG